CGATTGTTATTGAATAAACTATGGGTTGACAATTTATACAGCTACATTCCAACAGCAGCAGAGAATGCAGGTCTTGAATTGACATATCCTGGTTCAAACGTGAAAGTTGTTGCAGTACCAGGACTAAATTCCGACAACGGAACAGGTCTACCGACAGCAGCAAAGCATCGTATCTTCGCAGGAACAACAAGCAACTTTATTGCAGGTGTTGATCTTGAAAATGACATACAGAACTTCGACCTTTGGTATTCAAAAGACAATCGTGAAGTTAGAATGGTAATGGATTTCAAACTTGGTGTTGCGAATCACTTCACAGACCAAATCGTTCAGTACAAAAATATCTAATAATTAACCAAGAAATGGGAGTGGGGTAACCTGCTCCCATATCTTAAATACGAAATAAGAAATGGCATGTACATTAGTAAGTAGTTTCCCTATCGGATGCAGAGCATCAGTTGGTGGAATTCAAGAAATCAAAATAAAGACATTGCCGACAGATGCAATCATTGCTGCACAATACACACTTACAAGTGGTGTTGTTGCAATAACAGGAGCATCATTGTCAGGATGGTACACACTATCTTGTGAGAAACAAACAGCGAATCTTAAAGATTCAGCAACTGTCAATGTTCAAAACGGAACAGTATTCTACACAGAAACATTAGTGTACATCTACAATCAACTACAAGCATCATTCAGAAACGAATTGCAGAACTACGCACAGGCACGAGTTCAGATTGCAGTTAAGGATCGCAATGGTAATGTGTGGTTATTAGGTTATCTTCGTGGACTTGATTTGAGTGCAGGTGAATCTGATTCAGGCACAGCAGATGGTGATCGTAGCGGTTACTCTTTGACTTGGACAGGAATGGAAATTTCTCCAATATCTTCAATGAGTTCAGCAAACTACGCACTTTTAGTAACATAGAAATTGTTTTCATAGTGGAGTAAGGTTTGAGAGTTTGGTTAGCAATAGCCAAACTTTCTTTTTTATACAAAATTCATAATCTTACTTATATTAATATGTTGAAGATTATCAGACTACAATCTAACAGTGTGCCAGTCACACTTACCGAAAAGACAACATTGGCATCACCTTACTATTTGGTTGTGTTCAATAACTTGGCAACAAATGAACTTGTCTATGCTATATGTCCAGATACATCGACACAGACAACGAGATACAACCTACTCACGATAATTGAATCGAACACATCCATTCCATTGTCAGGACAGGTGAAGTTGGTTGAGGGGACATATCAATACAAAATTTACGAGCAGACAAGTTCATCAAATCTTGATCCATCACTATCAACTTCGTTGGTTGAAACAGGACTACTCAAAAGCACGACCACAGCAACAAGCTCATTCATTGACAATACATATACAGAAGAATTCGTATGGCAGAATTAAACAATATACCAACAGCATCACAAAGATTCTTGACCTTCGGCAATCAAGACCTTCCTGCATTCGTTGAAAAGAAAGACAAGCACTATGTATTGTTTGGTCAGTACAATGACTATCCCTATTATCTTATTGACCTATACACAAGGAGTGCATACCACAAGACTATCATTGACCAGAAGGTGCGTTATCTTGTTGGCAACGGATGGACTTACGATGCACGAACAGCAACGGTACAGAAGCAGTCAATGGTAAATGATTTCTTGACAAAGAACTTTGGCAATGAAACTTTGAATCAAGCATCACAGAAGTGGGCGAATGATTTGGAGCTGTTCAATGGCATGGCAGCAGAGGTGATCTACAATAAGGGTGGTGCATTGTCATCAATCAATTACATTGACTTTGCGAATATTAGGAGCAGTCCTGACAAGAAGAAATATTATTACACATCACGTTGGTACACTTTGGATGGGGTTGGTAATCGCAAGATGAATAAGAATCCAGAGAACGAGCCAGACTACAAAGTATTTGATGCGTATGATAAAGAAGCGACAAATAAGAAGTCACAGCTTTATTACTTTTCTGTTTACCATCCTAATCAACAAGTCTATCCTTTACCATCTTATAGTGGTGCGGTGATTTGGATAAATGTTGACATTGCACTTTCTGATTTTCACTATCACAATATCAAAAATGGTTTCATTCCTGCACACATCATAAACTTTTACAACGGTGTTCCTGATGAAATCAAGCAAGAAGAAATTGAGAATCGCATCATTGAGAAATTTACAGGAGAGAAAGGGCAACGCATAATTCTGAACTTTGCCATGAGCAAAGAAACAGGAACAGATGTGCAGACACTTGCAATGAGTGACATCGACAAGCAATACATTGAGGTGGCGAAGCAATCAGAAACAAAAATCTTTTCAGCACACTTTGCCAATCCAATTTTGTTTGGCATAGCGAGAGAGGGTGCATTGGGAATGCGTTCAGAGATTGAGATTGCACACAATGAGTTCAATCAGATGTACATCATACCACGACAGAAGTTAATTGAGGACATGGTGAATATGTTCATCGGTGACTTTGGCATTGGTGTTGATTTGAGATTGAAAACTGTTCAGCCATTAGGATTCACTTTGCCAAACGCATCACAGAAAACTATTGATACTATACAAGCGTTAAATTCTTTACCACAATCGGTGGCACAAAAGATTTTAGATTCTATGTCAGCATCACAGATATTGGGATTGATAGGCATTGAATCAGAGACAACAGAAACAACAAGCATTCAGGCACACTTCAATTCACAGGCAAACATTGATATGTTCCTGCGGTGCGGTGTGGCGAAGGCAGATTACACTATCTTAAAAACTGAATCGTTGAAGTTCACAGAAGAACTTGATTTTGATAAATACGAATCGGATTTCGTTTCTTCTTACATGAACTTTGCAGAAGAAAAGATAAGCACAAAGGGTGGCATTGAGGGTGACATCATTATCAGTCAACCAACGAAATCAGAAATCAGTAGAGCAAATATAGAGCAACCTGAATTGGAAGTAATGTATTCCTACGAGCTTTCACCTGAATCACCACCATTATCATTGGGAGGTGTGTCAAGAGAGTTCTGCGTGAAGTTGATGGATGCACAACTATTATACACAAGAGCAAAAATAGATGCAATGAGTAATGAGGTAGGCGGTTCTGTTTGGCTTATGCGTGGTGGTTGGTACACAAAGCCAGGCACGACTATTCACGTTCCACATTGCAGACACGAATGGCAAAGTAATTTAGTTAAGAAAGGATCAACAAGAAAATAGTATGCCGATTATAGATGGGTTATTTTTAAAGCCAACAGACGAGAGATTGTTGGCATACATTGACAACAACTACGACCAACAGCAACTTGCTGCATTGATTTTTGATGTGCAGGAATACAGAATCGTTCCATTGCTTGGAAGTGGTTTGTATGCTACGATTAAGGCAGAGATAGAAGCCAATACAGTAAGTGTGCTAAATGCAACGGTGCTAACAAAGTTAAGACCTGCACATCGGTTTGAGGTGTTGGCCAATGGACTGCATGTGTTCAATTACAAGATACGAGATAAGGGTGTGCAGACAATGAGTTCTGATAATTCAGCATCTGTTGACTTGTCAATACTTGATCGTATGCGTCAGCAGTTCTCTGATCAGGCACAGGAGTTCGCACAACGACTGACTAATTATTTAGCACAGAATCAACAGTTATATCCTACTTATTACAATCCACCAACACCGGGAATAGACACTATCTATCCAAAGGCATCAAGTTACGAAACAGGTTGGTACACAGGCAATCGTTATTCAAAATTAAGTCCAGATGAAAAAGAAAGATTCCCACCGACGAAAATTGTCCCATAATGGGAAGAAGTTAGAATTGTATTTTGAAAAGATAAAAGATGGCAACCACACCGACAACAACACTAAACCAGATAGTAAGCAGTCTGCAAAGCATTGCGACAAACCATAGGCAAATACATGGGTTTCAGTTTGGTGAATTAGTTGACCTTTACACATCAGGTGTGAGCAATCCAGTCGAATTGTGGGTGCAGGTAGATTCCATCAGAAGGACACGAAGCACATCCAAGTATTCATTTACTTTTTGGATTGTGGATTCAGTGCGTAGGGGTAGTGATGCGTTCACAGAAGTGTATTCCGACACAGCACAGATAGCAGAGGATGTGATTGCACAACTGCGACATCCTGACTACAACTGGACATTCATCAATGTGAGTGAAGACGATGACATTGATATTACGTTCTTTAACGAGATCACACCAGAGAGATATTTTGGTGTGAGTTTTAAGGCAGCCATTCAGTTACGCAAGGCAGATGACAGGTGTGCAATTCCATTTATAACCGAGCCAACAAAATACTAATGAGTTACATCACGAAGTCACCGTATGCGATTAGGAACGAAACAGCAGCCACATGGACTGCACTCAATCCTGTGTTGTTGGTGGCAGAGGTAGGTGTGGAGAATAATACTTACTTCACAAGTGGAACTATCCGTTTGTACAAGACAAAGATTGGTGATGGGGTTACAGCATGGACATCGTTACCATACGCACAGCTTGGCACATTTGGTGGGAGTGGTGGCGGTGGTGGGGGTGCAGGTAGCGGTGAGATAGTTGACATGGGTGATAGGACAACAGGTAGTGAAATTTTAGACATAGGACAAAGAGTATAATTATGGGACAGATAAAAATACCAAGAGCAACGACAGCACAACGCACAGGCATAACACCTGATGTGGGTGAATTGATTTACGACACTACCAATGGCG